AACTTTGCCAGGATAATTTTTTATATTTTGTTCAAGAGGTTTGGCCTGATTTTATTTGTAGAAAAGAAAAGGACCCAAAAAAATGGGGGCACCATCAAATAATGGCAAAAGCCTTTACGGACATATCAGATAAGAAAAAAGGGAGGCTTATTGTAAATATGCCACCTAGACATACTAAATCAGAATTTGCTTCTGTGTTCTTTCCAGCATGGATGATAGGGAAGTTCCCTAAATTAAAAATTATGCAGGTAACACACAATGCGGAACTATCTGCTAGGTTTGGTTCTAAGGTTCGTAACTTAATTGATTCAGCAGAATATAAACAAATTTTTGGTGATGTTCGTTTACGACAAGACTCTAAAGCAAAAGGACGTTGGGAAACAAATCATGGTGGTGAATATTTTGCCGCTGGTGTAGGAGGCGCAATCACAGGTCGTGGTGCGGATCTACTGATTATTGACGATCCACATACCGAACAAGATTCGTTATCTCGTAATGCTATGGAGCGATGTTATGATTGGTATGCATCAGGCCCCAGACAACGTTTACAACCTGGAGGCTCTATTGTTTTAGTTATGACACGATGGGCAGAGAATGATTTAACGGGGACCCTCATCAGAAATCAAAAAGAAGAAAAAGCAGATAAGTGGAAGTTAATTTCTTTTCCTGCTTTGTTAGAATCAGGGAACCCAGTATGGCCAGAATTTTGGGAAAAAGAAGAACTACTAAAAGTTAAAGCATCGTTGCCGATTAGAAACTGGTCAGCACAGTATATGCAAAACCCAACATCAGAAGAAGGTGCGATCATCAAAAGAGAATGGTGGCGACCATGGAAAAAAGATGTACCTGCATTACAACATGTTATTCAAAGTTATGATACAGCGTTCAGTGCAAAAGAAACTGCAGACTATTCTGCTATTACTACATGGGGTGTATTTTATCCGCAAGAAGGAGGCGCAGCTCATTTAATGCTATTAGATGCTATGAAGGGTAAATTTGATTTCCCTGAATTAAAAAATGTTGCATTAGAACAATATAGATTTTGGGAACCAGAATCCGTTATCATTGAGGCCAAAGCGTCTGGGGAACCATTGATGCATGAATTTAGAAGAATGGGTATACCCGTTATTCCTTTTGTTCCTAGCAAAGGAAAAGATAAACATACCCGAGTTAATGCTACAGCCCCTCTATTTGAATCAGGGTCCATATGGTATCCAGAGGGAGAACGCTTTGCAGATGAGGTTATTGAGGAATGTGCCGCCTTTCCCCATGGTCAACATGATGACTATGTTGATAGTACCACTCAAGCTGTGTTAAGATACAGGCAAGGTAACTTCTTTGATGTATCGTCAGATTATCAAGAAGAAAAAAATAATTATAAAAAAGAGTATAAATATTATTAGGAGCTTTATGCCAAAAGATGAAGTGAGTAACAAAAAAAGAACAGAAGTCAAAACCAAAAAAGATCTAAAACAAGAATGGGAAACAGAAGGTAAGGGTCTTGGCTATGATACACCCGAAGAATACTTTAATGATTTTTACGGGCCATTAGAAATGAACACAGGTGGAATAACTGGCGCAGCAGTAACTGAAAAAGAATATAAAGATTTAAAAAAATCAATGCCAAAAGCTAGTGTTGGTTTATTAGTTGCTGATAAACTTCTTAAAGGATCAGAATCAGCTAGAAGTCTTACAAAGAATTTAGGTTTAACAGGAAATCTTCTTGGTAACTATTACGATAAAAAAGCATCTAAAGATGTTAATCAAAAAACAACCACACAACAAGTAACTACTAAAAAAGCTGGCGGTATGACTAAGGGTCAAAAGAAAATCCGTACAGTCATGAGAGAGTTTAAAGCAAAGAAACTAAAATCTTCTTCTGGACAAAAAGTTACGAATCCAAAGCAAGCTATTGCTATTGCGCTATCAGAAGCAGGGCAATCTAAAAAAATGAAAAAAGCTAAAGGTGGTGCGTTTATTACCAAAGGCGGAGACTATATTAAAGATTTATTATAATGGCTGAAAAAAAATCACAACCTGAAAAAAAATCAGCACCTTGGTACATAGAGCCTAGCGCAAGTGTTTCTCAATTTGGTGACGATGTAATGGAACCAAAACGAACAGACACAAGAAAAAATATTACTATTGGTAAGGGTGATAAATTTAAAGTTAATATTAGTAAATCCGATTCTGAATATCAGAACATACCTATTCCAAAATCATCAAGAAAAGATATACAAGCAGAATACAAAACAGACTCGGGCTCTACTTATTTTGCTGGTGCAGGAAAAGAGAAAACGGGAGGCAAATCGTTTAATATAGGAGCTCGTTGGACTTTTGGTGGCAAAAAGAAAACTGGCGGTTTTATTGTAGGTAAAGGCAAAGATTACATAAAGGATTTATTATAATGAAAACAAAAAAAGCTGGTATAGGTGGTTTAATTACTAAGATGATAAACTCACCTGAATTTAAAAATATATTTTCTCAACTTAATGTAACAGGCGGAAATCCATCTACATGGAGTAAAGAAAATATGGCTGGATTAAGTAGTTATGCACCAGGTTCTTATGGCACAGGCCAAAAAGTAGCAAAAGCTAAAACAGGTGCTTTTATTTCAAAGGGCAAAGATTACATCAAAGATCTACTATAAGTATAGTCCTTAATTCGTTTGCATGTTAATATAATAACTGTTATAACAAATTAAGGAGAATAACCATGTCAAAAAAATTTAAAAAAGCCGCTAAAGTATTAGCAGGTTTAGGTGCAGCATACGCATTATCTAAAATGGGTAAGAAAACACCTGAAGCATCTCAATTAATGGAAGATGAGTATTTACCAAAAGTACCAGAAGCGTCTCAAGCAATGGAAGATGAATACATGAGCACACCTAAAAGAGGAAGTGTTGATGCATTTAGACAAGCTGAAGCAGAAAGAAAAGCTAGAATTGCAATGAAATCTAGAGGCCCAGTAATGAGTCCAGACAGAGCAGCATTCAATGCAAAAGTAAAAGCAATTAACGAAGCTAGAAGCGGAATGAAAAATCCAAGATATAAAAAAGGTGGATCAGTTCACGTTAAAACAAAAATAGGATATAGTAAACCAACTAAGATTTGCTAATATGGCCCAAGTCGACAACAACAACGAACTTCCGATAGAGGAAGTTGAAACGGAAGAAGTTGACGTAGAGTTACCCGAAGAAGAGCAGGATCCAATTGAAGAATTAGGTCAAGCGATTGATGAGCAAGTAGCTTTTTACGATAACTTAGCAGAAGATATGGACGAGCGTACGCTTGTTCGTATTGCTTCTCAATTGTTGGAAGACTATCACAAAGACAAAGTATCAAGAGCCGATTGGGAAAAAACTTATACTCAAGGTTTAGAATTATTAGGTTTTAAATATAACGATCAAACACGTCCTTTTTCTGGAGCATCGGGTGTAACTCATCCCTTGTTAGCAGAAGCAGTAACACAATTCCAAGCACAAGCTTATAAAGAATTACTACCGAGTGATGGCCCTGTACGTACGCAAGTCGTTGGGGCTGAAACTCCTGAAGTAAAACAACAAGCAGAACGTGTAGAAGATTTCATGAACTATATGTTGATGGAAAAAATGGAAGAGTACACTCCTGACTTTGATCAATTATTATTTTATTTACCACTAGCTGGATCTGCTTTTAAAAAAATTTATTATGATGAATTAAAACAAAGAGCTATTTCTAAATTTGTACCAGCAGAAGATTTAATTGTTCCTTATTACGCAACCGATTTAATGGATTGCGAACGAATTACACATGTTGTGAAGATGAGTGAGAATGATGTACTCAAACAACAGAAGTCTGGTTTCTATAGAGATGTAGAATTAATACCAAAATCAACACAACAAAATACCATCCAAGATAAATTAAACGAACTGGAAGGTGTGAAACCAAGTAGCGATAAAGAATATCAATTAAATATTCTAGAAATGCATGTAGATTTAAGTTTAGAAGAATTTGAAAAAGACGGTTTACCTAGACCCGATGAAAAAGAAATTAAAGTTCCTTACATTATTACCATTGATGAAGGCTCTCAAGAGATTTTATCTATTTATCGTAACTACGCACAAGACGATGAACTAAAAAGACGTAAAGAATACTTTGTTCACTTCAAATTTTTACCAGGATTAGGCTTTTATGGCTTTGGATTAATTCATATGATTGGTGGATTAAGCCGATCTGCTACTACTGCACTACGACAATTGTTAGATGCAGGTACGTTAGCGAACTTACCAGCGGGATTCAAGAGCCGTGGTATTAGAATCAGGGATGATGACCAACCCTTTCAGCCAGGAGAGTTCAGAGATGTGGACGCACCAGGAGGAAATATCAGAGATCAGTTCCAAATTTTACCTTTTAAAGAACCCAGTCAAACTTTATTTCAATTAATGGGTTTTTGTGTCCAAGCAGGACAGCGTTTTGCAGCGATTGCCGACATGCAATTAGGAGAAGACGCACAAAATAGAGCCGTGGGCACTACAATTGCACTACTAGAACGTGGTTCGAGGGTCATGAGTGCTATTCACAAGCGTTGTTACTACGCAATGCGACAAGAATTTAGATTATTAGCAAAAGTATTTGCTGATTATCTACCTCCTGTGTACCCTTATTCTGTATATAACGCAGATCGTGCAGTAAAAATTACAGATTTTGATGATAGAGTGGATGTGATACCTGTGGCAGACCCGAATATCATGAGTATGGCACAACGAGTAACACTTGCCAATGAAAATTTAAAGATTGCGATGTCTGCACCGCAATTACATAACTTACGAGAAGCCTATGCTAGAGTGTATGAAGCATTAGGTACAAAAAATATAGACTCTTTACTGACTCCTGAAAAACAACCGATGCCTGAAGACCCAGGAACCGAGAATGCGAAGGCGTTAAAGATGGAATTGTTACAAGCTTTCCCAGACCAGGATCACGAAGCACATATCACGGCTCACGGAACTTTCATTCAATCCAGAATGGTACAAATGAACCCGATGGTGTATGCATTATTACAAGGACATATTTCGGATCACATTGCGATGCAAGCACATGGGGAAGTAGGAGACCTTGTTCAACAAGATCCAAACATGCAAGCGATGAGCCAACAAGATCCAGATGGTTTTAGAGTTATTTTCAACTCTATGATTGCAAAACGAGTAGCAGAATTAACACAAAATTTAGTTGCTGCAGAAGGTGGGCCACAACAAGATCCATTGGTAGCTTTGAAACAAAGAGAATTAGATTTAAAAGCATTAGATATTCAAAGAAGAGCACAAGAATCTATCGATGACATGGTGCGAAAAGAAGGTGAGTTTGATGAGAAGATTGATGTAGAAAAAATGAAATTAGAACAGCAAGAAGAACAAGCGGCTGCTAGAATTAGAGTAGCGCAGGAGAAAATCAATGTCGCAAGAGAAAAAAACAGGCAAAACCAAAAAGGTAAGTAAGCGATTAACCAAGACTATACCTCCTAAAAAAGGTCCTAACCCTCAAGGTATATACGCAACCTTAAAATAATAGTATCATTATCCTATGAAAAAAATGATGCCAAAAGAAAAACCTGCTTATTTACAAGATCAAATCTTAACTCCAGAACAAATGAGAGAAGAGATGGAAAACCCATCCATGCAAGGTCCTTCTAAACCTTATCAAGATGAAGATTGGAGAATGAAAGAAGTAGAAAATTTTAATCAAGGCGGTATGTGCAGAGGTTCGGGAAAAGCAGTTACAGGAAAAGGTTTTAAAGGAGTATTCTAAATGCTCTGGAGTATCTTACCCACCTTATTTAAAACAGGTGCGGAAATTTATAAAAATAATCAAGCTACAAAAATAGCAATGTCTGAAGCGCAATTAATGCACGCAGAAAAAATGAAGCGTGGTGAAATTGAGTACTCAGGACAAATCAATGCAAATCAAAAAGGGGATTGGAAGGACGAATTCATATTGTTAACCCTATCTTCACCGTTGTTTTTATTAGCCTATAGTGTATTCGCGGAAGATCCAGCACTAGAAAAAAAGCTTGACTTATATTTTGAAAAATTGCAAAATATGCCGTGGTGGATAACAGGACTATGGATTTCCGTAGTAGCTGCCGTGTATGGAATTAAAGCAACCGATATTATTAACACAAAAAAAGGAAAATAAATGTTCAAAAAAATAAAACAAAAACTTTGTGAACTAGTTTGTAAAGTATTAGGTATTACACAATGTTTGTGTAATCACGAATGTAACTGTAAAAAGGAAAATAAATAATGACAAAAGGATACCATAAAACAAAATCAGGTAAGATGGCGAAAAAAGGTCTTTGGTATAATATTCAACAAAAGAAAAAAAGAATTGCAGAAGGATCTGGTGAGAAGATGAGAAAACCTGGAAGCAAAGGTGCACCAACTGCTAAAGCAATTAAAAAATCACAAAAGAAAAAATAATGATAAAAAAATATTGGAAAAAATTAATTAATAGAATATTTGGTAGACGCTGCGTTTGTGGCAGATGCCGTTGTGATTATTAAACACTTCCCTACCAACCCAAAATAGTATAGAAAGCTATTATGATTCAAGGCGATAGTAGCGAATATGATTTATTAGAAGGTGCTTGTAAATTAGTGCCTTGGCCCGAGGTTCTGTCTGCTGAAATCGGAGTACGACAAGGACAAGGATCAAAAATTATTTTAGATAGTTTTAAGAATAAAAAACATTGGCACATTGGAATTGATCCTTACGGTAATTTAAATTACCAACATTATGATGACAGCACATCCTACACCTGTGATTATACGAATAGTATGAAATTACAATTACTCAAAGATTTACCTTATGAAAATTTTACCCTGTATTCTATTGGTGATGATGAATTTATGAAACGGTTTCAAGATG